TTATATCAAACCAATCATACAAGCTGTGTTAGTTGCTGTGCCGTTGGTTACTGTGCTAACATTTATTTGGGTTGCACTACCGTAAAACAGACCGCTTGATTTATTTGTAATTGTTTTATATGATATTGCAAAGGATTGTAAATGGCAACGCAAGAAGAATTATTACAAGCATTAATTAATAGTAATAAATATGCTGATGGCAATATTATGCCAACACCAAATCCTGACCGTATAAGCATTGCTGATTATTTACAAGAAGATGCAAGTGGTATGGCTGATGCAGTTACACAAGCTGGATCTCAATATTTTGCCAGTAAACCATATTTTACACAATATAATGAACCAAACATAAATAATAATGCATTTGCAGATGGTAATTATATACCAACAGGTGGCGACCAACCTTCAATACAAAAAGACATTGGCAATATGTTATATCAAGGTGGTAAAAAAGTAGTTACCGATCCCATTGGTGTCGCTAAAGATATATATCAAGGATTTAAAGACCCAATAGTAAAAACTTATGAAGGCATTGAAACAGCAATACCAGAATATTATAAAGGTAATATAAATGAAGGTAACCGTGGAATAGCTAATTCTGTATGGGGTGGTCTAGAAACTACGGCAAATCTTGCTGATATGATACCTTTTATTCCACCTGTTTTTGGTGCAACTAAAAAAATAGTTGGTAAAGCAAGTAGTGAATTAGTAGATGCTGTTGGTAATACACCAAATATTATTAAAACAGATGTGTTTAATGATATTGTAAATAAAACTGCAAAATTTCCACCTAAAAAAATGGCAGATTTACCAAACATAAGAGAATTACCAATAGATGTTTCTTTAAAAATAGCAGAAAAAGAACCACATTTAATATTATCTGGCAAAGGTTCTGAAGGTGCATACGTTGGCGGTCCAAGAAATATTAAAAATAGAGATGACCTTGAGGCAATGAGGGCTAGGTTTGATCAAAGAATAGAGGATGGTGTTAAGGGCGGTGATTGGTACAGGCGGGCAAATACAGATATTGATACTGTAACTGGCGGTGATGCCAGACAAAATGATTTTATGTCTGCACAACAAGCAATGTATTCAGCACAATCATCCCCAGAAACAGAATTAAATTTTGCGTTGCGAGACAATAACAGTTCTATTGCCAAAGGTTTGCCAGATCAATCTAAAACTGGTGGTCAAATGAGGTCCTCAATAAAAGCTATTGAAACTAAAAATCCAAGTAATTATCAATTAGGACAAAAAACAGGCGAATACGCAAATCGTATAAACCCAAACCCAAAAGAATTTGAAACTGCAACAGGTGTTAATGATTTTAGACATTTGCGTAACATAGAATTTACAGAAGTAACAGGAGAAGCACAAGTTGGTGCAGTTGGAACAGCCGGTCATGCGTTTGCTGATTATGAAACAGCATTAGCAGTTTTGAGAGCAAACAATAAAAAACTTGGCGGTAGGTCAGATTGGACTGGCGAAGAAATACAAGCAGCACCTTGGGTAAAACAAAAAGGAACTGATTTTTACAATAGATACAAGCCAAGATACATGCAAGAGGCTGCAAGAGAACTAAATGTTGATTACAATCCAGAAATACCACGAAATAATTCTGATCCGTTAGTAACTGCACTAGCAAAACAAAATGCTTTTGATTATGCAAATACGACTATAGGTGACAGTTTTAATAAACACACAGCATTTGGCACATATGAAGCACAACCGTTTGCTGGATCAGGACAACTACCAGGATTACAAACAGCTACGGAAGCTGAAAGAAATGCATTTATGGCTGATCCAAGAAGTACTTGGGCTACTGCACCGGGTAATAGAGATGCAATATACAGTGGTATGGGATTAGAAGACACTGGTGTCAATTTGCGTGTTAGACCTACAACACAAATGCGAGGTGAATATACACCACCAGGCGGTGTTTTAGAAACAAATGCTGGAGAAGTTGCAAGACCATTAGTAGGATTTGAATATGCTGACATACCGGGCAAATTTAATAATAAAGGGAAGCCAATAAAAACAACAACAAAAACTATGCCACAATCTGAACAACAAATAATGAATGTTGGAGAAGCTACTAGAGCATATATTGATGTGCAAGGTGCTGGTGCATGGCATAAAAATTGGTTAGCTGGAAAAGTTGAAGACAGTAAAAATGTTTTTGTAGAAGCAAACAAACCAATTAAAGCAACAGAATCACAAATCAACCAAGCAAAATTAATTGCTAACAAATATGGTTACACTGATGTAATAGATACAGGCCAAGGTTTGACAGTTACCAATTTTGACAAACCACCAACATTAAATAAACTACAGAGAGAAAATTTAGTAAAAGAATTAACAACTATTGATGGGTACAAAGATGCATATGCAATAAATACAGATAGTGGATATTTAGGTTTTGAAAACGCATTAAAACAACCACAAGGAACTGGTGCTGTAACACAACAATATTTAAAATACCTTAATGAAGCTCCAAAAGAATTAATTAAAGCATTAGATAATAATCCCTATATACCACAAAATGCATTAGCAAGGATATCCAGAGATAAAGCGTTTTCTATAAAGCATGGATCGACTCGTGCAGATATAGAAAACGCTAGAACTATCATAGGCAAAGGACCGGGATGGGTAGGTAGATTAGAAAAAGCATTAAAAACTGGTGCTATTTTACCGGCAATTGCATTTGTTATTTTTCAGTCGTTTGATCAGGATCAGGCTCAACCGGCTGCTCAACAAGGTCAGATTGATGCGTAGAAACTACACCACCCATAGATTGATAAGCTTTTCTAGATTGTGTATTTGTCATTTTACCGTAGTAATAATAACCGCCACTTGGCAAAAGTTTTCTAGGCATTTTCATTCTCCATTTATGTTTGAAACAGCATAATAACATAAGGACACATTATGGCAACCCCAAAGAGAAATAGATCACATCCTGATGATCCAGCTTTTGAAAAAACAAGGGCAAAAATACAAACCACCCAGCTTGTTAAACGTCTTGAGAATTATGCACTTAACCACAAAGATGAACAGGGTTATGATGTAGACCTAGAGCCACAAAGGATTAGGGCTATTGAGATACTGTTGAACAAGACATTGCCTAACTTACAATCTACAGAAATCAGCGGTAAAGATGGTGGACCTGTTGTCCCTGTGTTGCAGATATTTGAGATTGAAGGTAAAGACATTAATGAAAGCTCACATTAAACTTGGGTTATATCCAAAGCAGAAAAAAGCACTAACTACTACAGCTACCGAAGTTTTATATGGTGGTGCTGCTGGCGGTGGTAAATCACATTTAATGCGTATTGCTGCAATTAACTGGTGTACGCAAATTGATGGCTTGCAAATATACTTATTTAGACGTGTCCGGGATGACTTAATTAAAACACACCTTGATAGCCATAACGGTTTTAGAAACATTTTGCAGTCCTGGGTAGATGCCGGTTATGCAACGATTGTTGAGGATAACGTAAAGTTTTGGAACGGTTCAAGAATCTATTTATGCCATTGTCAGCACGAAAAAGATGTAGGTAAGTACCTTTCTGCTGAGATGCACGTTTTACTAATAGATGAGCTAACTACCTTTACTGAGCGTATGTACCGACAACTGAGAGCCAGAGTGCGTATGGTTGGCATAGACGTTCCAGAACATTTAGAAGGGCAGTTCCCACGCATTTTATGTGGCTCAAACCCAGCCAACATTGGTCATTTATTTGTAAAAAGCACGTTTATTGATGGCAAGCAACCAATGGAAATATACCGAACTGAACCAGAAGAAGGTGGTATGTTGCGACAATATATTCCTGCCAGGGTAAATGATAACCCGGCACTGTTAGAACAAGACCCAACATATGTAGATAAACTTAAAGGTATTGGCTCAGATGCACTAGTCAGAGCAATGCTTGAAGGTGATTGGAATGTTGTCGAAGGAGCGTTCTTTGATTGTTGGTCAGATGACAAGCACGTTGTCAAACCATTTACCATTCCAGAACATTGGACAAGGTTTATATCGGGTGATTGGGGATATGCAGCACCATTTAGTTTTGGATGGTGGGCTGTTGTATCTGATGACTACCAAATGGCTAACGGCAGAACATTGCCAAGAGGTTGTCTAGTTCGATACAGAGAATGGTATGGTTCTGCATCAAACAAGAACACAGGGTTAAGAATGGAAGCAAACTTAGTTGGTCAGGGCATTACAGAACGTATGGCTGATGACGAAGAGATGGATTATGGTGTTCTTGATCCGGCAGCATTTAGTGAAGATGGTGGACCGTCTATAGCAGAACGTATGTATGAAGGCGGTGGACCGTACTTTAAACGAGCAGACAATAAACGAATAGCAAGAGCCGGGGCAATGGGCGGTTGGGATACAATGAGAGCCAGAATGAAAGGCGATGATGACGGTAGACCAATGGTTGTATGTTTTAGCACTTGTGTTGATAGTATAAGAACAATACCGGCATTACAGCATGATATGATGCGTCCAGAAGACCTTAACACTCATATGGAAGACCACGCAGCAGACGAGTGGAGATATGGTTGCATGAGCCGTCCTTACACTACCAAAACACCAGAAGTTGTACATGGGGGGTTGCCAAACGAGAACTTTTCTGAAATAATGCGTAGGAACAAGATTGCTCGTGGTGGCGGTGAGGGATACATTTAATGCAAGATAGTCGTAGTCAATTACAGAAATTCTGGCAAAATCAAATACAATCTGCCAAACATTGTGAAGAGCCCTGGCGGAAACAATCAGACAAGATTATTAAGATATACCGGGATGGTGGTGACCGTAAAGGTAAGGGTCAGTTTAATATTCTTTGGGCAAATACTGAAATACTTAAAGCAGCTACACTTTCAGCCGTATCACCACCTAACGTATCAAGACGCTATAAAGACGAAGATTATCACAGCAAGAAAGCTGTAGAAATTCTAGAACGCAGTCTTGAGTTCCAACAGGATCAGGAAATATTTGCACGAACATTACGCAAGTGTCGTGATGATATGCTGTTAGTTGGTAGAGGTGTAATATGGTTTGAATATGATGCAGATTTTGAACTTGTAGACATGGATAGCATAGAAATGCCACCGCAAGTTGATGAGGCTGGTGAGCTAATAGACAGTGAAGCATTGTTTATGATTAACGGTATAGAAACTGAGCCTGATAACATTACAGACGATGGTATTGGACAAATTGAAATACAATCATCACAGCGTGTAACTCCTAAATACATTTATTGGAAAGATTACCTACAAAGCAACAGCCGTTCAGAAGAAGACGTATGGTGGAAAGCTCGTAGGCATGGTCTAGTGCTAGACGAGATTAAATCACTGTTAGGTCAAGATGCTTGCGATAAAATAGATTTACCACAAAACACTAACGATGAGGGTGTTGAGGTTTATGAAGTATGGGAAATATGGAACAAGACTAAAAGGCAACGTATTTGGTTTACAGATAAAGCTACTGATACATTACAAATTGAAAAGCCACCTATTAAACTAACTGATTTCTTTCCTTGTCCTAAGCCACTATTTCCTTTTGAAACAAATGGCACGATGATCCCAGTTCCAGAATACATGATTTACCAAGAACAAGCCATTGAGTTAAATCGAATTGTTGACAGGCTGACAAAGCTAACAGGCATGATGAAAGTGGCTGGAGCTTACAACGGTGCAGACAAAGACAGTGTTGTTGATATGTCTAGTTTAGAAGATGGACAGTTTAAAGCAATCAAGAATGCTACTGCCTTTGGTGAGAAGGGTGGGTTTGCTGGTGCATTGTTTAGTTTACCACTGCAAGAGATCGCTGCTGTAATACAGCAACTTGAGGTGCGTAAATCTATAATTAAAAATGAAATATACGAGATTACAGGCATATCTGATCTGCAACGTGGTGACTCAAATGCACAAGAAACAGCAACAGCACAACGGTTAAAGGGCAGTTACGGTGCAATTCGGTTGCGTCCTAGACGTGAACCAATGGAAGAGTTTATCCGGGACAGTTACCGTATTATGGGTGAAATCATTGCCGATGAGTTTTCTGCAACGTCACTGCAAAAATTAACAGGTATAGAGCCTGATCCAGAATGCATGGCATTGCTACAAAATGACCAAATGCGTGACTTCAGAATTGACATAGAAACTGATAGCACAGTGCAACCAAACGAGATTACTGACCAACAAAAGGCTGTTGAATATAGCACAGTAATAAGCAATATACTTAGTCAGGGAATACCAGCAATACAAGCCTATCCACAAATAGCACCATTTCTTGCTGAAAGTTTAAAGTTTGTGGCTCGCCAATTTAAAGCCGGTAGGCAACTAGAAGATCAGCTTACACAGCTAACTGATAGTATTGAGCAGATGGGGCAACAGCAACAACAGCCTGGACAAGAACAACAAAACCCAGAAGCACAACAGCAAGCTATGGCACAGCAGCAAGAAGGCATGATGGCACAAGCTGAAATGCAAATGAAACAACAAGACATGGCAATAAAAGCACAAACTGCTCAAATGAATAACCAAACCAAATTGCAAATAGCCAACATGAATGCACAAACTAAAATGATGGACACACAAACTAGGGCAGAGGCTGAAGCAGAACGTAATGCAACAACCATACGCAAGAACGAGTTAGATGTGTTAGCTGGCAACGCAAGGAACTTTAACCAATGATTGTAACGCAAAAAGTACATCCTAGAACAGGTCAAATAGTTACAGTTGGTGAATACCATAGAGGTGAAATTCGTTTGGCATACAGCCGATTAAAAACACAATTAAGCAAATATTGCAGTTACCTATGGTGTGAATATGCAGCTAAATATAAGCCAAAGAAGCCAAAAAAAGAATTTGCTGCTAAGTTAGACCATTGGAGAGCTACTGGCACTTTGACAGTTGTAACAGACGATACTGTAGAGCATTTTAAGTCACATGCTGATGGCAAGATGTACAGCAGTAAAAAGAAATACCGGCAAGAATTACATGGCATGGGCTATGAAGAAATAGGTAACGATACTAACGAAGGACTAAAGCATAAGGCTGTTTTAGAAGATCAGGCTAAATTAAAGGACATCAAAAACGACATCGAAAGGACATGGGATGGCTATTGAGGAAGTTAAGGAGACAAGCATTGAAGACGATATTATGGCAGCTATGGAAATGGCTGATGAACCTATTTCAGAAGATGATGCAGATTTGCACAATGATGCTACAGAAAGCACAGAAGATGGTGCAGTGGCTTCAGAACCAGTACAAGACGATAGTGAACAACATACGGATGAAGTAGCTACTGAAGAGGCATCTACAGAAGACAGTTTTACAGCACCAGATTATTGGGATGATGAAACTAAAACTGCTTTTGACGGTCTACCTGATAATGCAACGAAAGACGCATTTAAACAAAAATTAGTTAATCTTGAAAGAGGTTATCAAAAGAAATTTGACAACATCGCTGATGTTAGCAAAGAACACGAGCAAATTGTGGGGCTTATGTCACCATTTGAGGCTACTCTGAACGCACAAGGTTTGAGCCGTATCCAAGGTATTCAAAGACTTGTAGGTGCAGAGCAGTTACTTACTCAAAACCCGGTGAATGGTCTATCACAGTTAGTTCAGCAATATGGAGGACAAAATGCCCAGGCAATTGTTCAACAGCTTGCACAATCGTATGGAGTATTGCCACAGGAAGCTGATGACAGCCAAGCCTATGCTGATCCCGAAATTTTAGCGTTGCAACAACAAAACAGTCAAATAATGGCTCAGTTGCAACAAAATGAAAATAATGCTCTTAATCAACGCACTAATGAAGCAAGAAACCAAATCAGTTTATTTGCTGAAGCAACGGATGATAGCGGTAAAAAACTACATCCACATTTTGATAAAGTGGAACAAGTAATGGGTAGGATGATAACTGCCGGTATAGCAACAGATATGAATGATGCTTATGACCGGGCGGTTTTTGCTGATCCTGATATACGTTCAGAATATTTAACAGCAGAGCGTGAAAACGTAGCTGTAAAGTTAAACACTGAACGCAAAGCTAGTAATCAAAATAGTAAGGCTGCATCTAAAAATGTGAAAACTAATAATGTTGCACCGGATAATGTTTTAGCTGATGAACCAGATAATGTTTTAGCTTCTGTACAAAAAGCGATGAGAGAGAGTGTATCATAATGGAGAATAGCTATGGCTTTTGCTAATAGTAACTTTGATGCCATTGTAACAACTACCTTGAAAAACAGAACAGGTAAGGTTGCAGACAATGTCACCGCAAATAACTCAGTTCTTGCTGAACTGAGCCGTAAAGGCAATATTATGCTCGAAGATGGCGGTCAATCGCTTGTCCAAGAACTTGATTTTGCTGAAAATTCAACATTCTCATATTACTCAGGCTATGAAGTGCTAGATATTACAGCATCTGACGTAATAAGTGCTGCTGAATTTGATTGGAAACAGGCTGCTGTATCAGTAGTAATTTCTGGACTTGATATGCGTAGGAACAGCGGTAAGAACCGCATGATTAATCTTATTGCAGCTCGTGTTAAGAATGCTGAAAATACAATGGCTAATAATCTATCAACTGGTATCTTCTCTGATGGTACAGGTTCTGGTGGTAAGGAAATTGGTGGTCTTGGTTTGATCGTTGCTCCTTCCCCTGCAACTGGTACTGTTGGTGGCATTAACAGAGCAAACTTCGCCTTTTGGCGTAATATTGCTTATGATGCGTCATCAGATGGTGGTGCTGCTGCTTCAGCTTCAAACATCCAGGCATACATGAATGCAGTATGGGTGCAGCTAAAGCGTGGTTCAGATTGTCCTAATCTAATCGCAGCCGATAATAACTACTTTAATTTCTTCTGGGAAAGCCTTACAGCAATCCAACGTATTACAACGAGCGACAAAGCCACATCTGGTTTCCGTTCATTGGAATATAATGGTCCTGGTGGGTCAGCTCCTGTCGTTCTTGACAATGGTGCTGGTGCAGACAAAATGTATCTATTGAACACAGATTATCTGTTCTTTAAAGTACACAAAGATGCAAATTATGCGGTTAGTGATGATCGTGTTTCCAACAACCAAGATGCAATAACAAAGCACATTCTGTTCATGGGTAACATGACGGCATCGAACTGTTCATTGCAAGGTGTAATAAAAGCGTAATAGAAAGGTAAAAAAATTATGTCTTATATAACTGGAATGAATATTACCCAAGTTGACACCTCTGCAACCTTTGAGTTAGGTTCAGTAGGACGTACTTCTGACGGTAAAGTGTATCGTTATTGTCAATATGAAGCTGGTACTGCTGCTGTGTCAGGAGTTGCTGGTGAAGTTGCGTATTATGACGGTGCTGGTGCTACACAAACTTATGTTGTTACTTCTGACGTGTCAGATAGTGTTAATGTAGGTGCTGGTGTACTACAGGCAATTTTAGCTGATGGTGAATATGGATGGCTGCAAACTCGTGGTCCAGCAACATTGACTATTGCTTTAACTGCCGGAGCTGATGGAAACGCACTAACACCAGTCGGTGCTGGCGATGGTACACTTGATGTATCTGCTGCTGTTACTGACCATGTGTGTGCTTATGCAGATGATATTTCTGCAAAGCAAATTGTTTGCATGTTCCCATAGTAAACTAAATGATGGGGCAGTTAGGAAACTAACTGTCCCACATTACTATTAATTTAACAAAAGGATTTGATATGGACATCAATAATTTTACAACTACTGCCTCTGCTGATGATGGCAACATAGTTACAATATTTACTAAAAAGGTTATTAACAATTTTAAAAGTAAAGAAGCAGATGAACTTATTTATGATTTTTTGCCATATTTAGAGATTGTTTCTCCCGGTCAAAGGCATTCAATAGTTGTTCGGAAGATAGAAGAAGATGATAAAAACAAATATAAAAAGCATTGGGATGCTTACGAGAAAAAAGAACAGTTACGATCAGAAGGGACGGCATTAAGAGATTGGACAGGCGTTGAGCCGGAGATGGTTGCACAATTAGAGTATATGAGCATCTTTACAGTCGAAGATTTAAGCAATGTTTCTGATGGTAATTTAGGTAATATTGGCATGGGTGCTAATAAACTTAAAAATGCTGCAAAATTATTTGTTAGCGGTAAAGACAAAAATGATGTAACATTACAAAAAGCGTTAGATAAAATTGCAGATTTAGAGAACAAAATTGCACTAATGGGGGCTGAAACAGCTATCCCTGATGTACCAAAGACAGGAACACAGGATGAGCCTATTAAGCGTAGTACAAGACAGCCTAAAAGAAATCGGAGGGTTTGAAGTTCCAACAAGCGTAGTTGGTAACACAAACGAAACAGCCGTTTTAAGTTTAGCTTTGGCAAACAGGTCATTGTTAGAAACTGCAAAACGTACTGACTGGGCTAATCAAACTGTAAGAGGCACAATTACTACTTCTAGTGGCACAGATCAATATGCTTTACCGTCAGATTTTAAAGGTCTTATGAATGACAGTATGTGGGATGACACAAACAATCGTAAAGTGTTTGGTCCTATATCTGCTAGTTTGTGGGAATTTTTTAAGAACAGTTCTGTTTCTAATACGTCCCTAACACGATATATGCGAATATACAAAGCTACTGCAAACAATGATAAGGTCTTTTATTTCTATCCCACACCAGATAGCACAGCTACAATCAACTATGAATACCAATCAAATGGTGTTGCAGAGGCTAGTGATGGCACATTGCAAGCTAAATACCTAGCAGATACAGATACAGCGTTACTTGACGAAGATACTGTTGCTTTGGGCTTTAAATGGCGAATATTAAAAAGTCGTGGTTTACCTTATGCAGAAGAATTTCGTGATTATGAAATGGCTATTGAAAGCAGCATAAATGATAACGGTGCTGGAATAATTGATACCGGCTCTGACGTTATGTTTGACAAGTTTTTAGTTATAACTCCTGATGGAAGCTGGAACGTATGAGGCAACCATTACTAGATAATCGCAGACTGCAACAAACTGCACAGATATTTTCGTTACCGTCACCTACCGGGGGATGGAATGCAAGAGATAATTTAGCAGCTATGCCTTCCCTGGACGCAGTTAAAATGATTAATTTTTTCCCTGAGAATGATGGTGTTACCCTCCGTAAAGGTGATGTCCTCTTTGCTGAGGGTATGTCAGGGGCGGTTGAGTTCTTATTTGAGTATGAAAGTGCTGATAGTAATGATTTACTCGCTGCCTCTGACGGTAATTTCTATGACATAACAAGTGGCACACCATCAGCAAAAGCAACAGGTTTAACTAACTCACAGTGGCAAGGTGAAAATTACAATGCTCGTGGTTTCTTTGTAAATGGTGCTGATGCTCCTAAAGATTGGAACGGCACAACTCTTGCATCAACAAGTTGGACAGGATCAGGCTTAACAATAACAGACTTAATTAATGTTCGTGTTGTTAGAAACAGATTATGGTTTTGTCAAAAAGATACTGCTGATGCTTGGTATGGTGGCATTGGTTCTATTACAGGTGCGTTAGTCAAGTTTCCATTAAGTGAAATAGCACGTAATGGCACACTAATGGCAATTGGTTCTTGGTCAAGGGATAGCGGTGATGGTGCAGATGATGCTACTGTATTTGTAATGTCTACCGGGGAGATATTAGTCTACCAGGGTGATGTCAGTAGTACATTTACCTTAGTTGGTCGTTTTAATGCTCCAGAGCCTATTGGCAGACGGTGTTTAATAAATTGGGGTGGTGAATTAGTTATTATAACTAGATCTGGTTATTTAACTTGCACAGGCATTATGGAAGGTAAAGTTAGACCAGATGATGCAATAAGCGAAAAGATAAGAGATGCTGTTGCACAGGCTGTAGAAAACGGTGGTAGTTTGAACGGTTGGGAAGCAATGCTATCACCAGACGGACGCAAGCTAATCTTTAATGTGCCTGTTTCAGAAGACAGTGTGTATGATCAGCACGTTTTAAACACCATCACAGGTGCATGGGGTCAGTATAAAGACCGTAATATGCAATCAATGGCAAGTTTAAATAACAGTATGTATGGTGGCTTTGCTGGCGGTAAAGTTTACCGATTAGACGATGGCAATCAAGATACAAGTGCTGGATTTAGTGTTGTTAAAGGTGTTTGTAAACAGGCAAGTAATAGTTTAGTTGCACCAGATAGACCGTTAGATGGCACAAAAAAAGAAGTAACAATGCTTAGACCATTTGTTAAAGGCGGTGGCACAGTTAATTTAACTATGGATGTGCAAGCCGATTTTAGTGATTTACAACTTGTTGCTAACAATCAATCATTAGCACCTAATGCAGAACCTTGGGAAGCCTTTGGTGTCTTTGATTGGGAAGATTGGGAACTTGCATGGGGTCAAGGGTCTGGTATTGCATCTACAAGTTTAACTGTTGGTGCAGTTGGCGAAACATTTTCTATCGTATTAGACGGTGAAACAGCAGAATCGTTGGTATGGTACTCAACTGACGTAATTTATAGACGTGGAGGAATAATTTAATGGCAACTTTAACAGGTCGTTCGCCAAAAGATACATACGGTGACTTATTACAGGTCAGCAATGCCAATGACGGTGTTGATAGCACTCTACGTTTTGTATCAGACGGTAAAGGTACAAATTCATCATTAAAAATAAGCAGTGCTTCTGCACAGTTTACAGGTACATTAACATCAACAGGCTTGCTTACAACAACAGCAGGGATTGTTTCTGGTTCAAACATTATAAGTGATACTGATAGCACGGATGATCTTGGTAGCACAGGAGTGCGTTGGGCAAACCTTTGGGTTGATAATATAACTATGGGAGGCACTATCGCTGGTGCTGTAGCTACTTTTAGTAGCACCATGACTGTAACTGGTTTGACAACTGCCACAGGTGGTATTGTTACAAGTGGCACTATCATTTTTGAAGGTGCAACCGCAGACGCACATGAAACCACCT